AGACGGTATAGATAGGGAGCAGTTTGCTAGAGATAGATATGTGCAAGAACATGGGGGAGTGGAAGAGGTGGGATTCGTTAAGCATCCCACTTTGGAAGCTGGTGCTAGTCCTGATGGTATGGTTGGTGATGATGGTATTCTTGAGATTAAGTGTCCTATGGGAAGTACGCATACTGAGACATTGATGACACAAGACATTCCAAGTAAATACGTTCCTCAGGTACAGTTTCAACTTTTGGTAACAGGTCGTAAGTGGTGTGACTTTGTAAGCTATCATCCAATGTTTCCAAAGCATTTACAGATATTTGTAAAGCGTATAGAAGCAGACCCAGCATATCAACAAGAATTAGAGGCAGAAGTAAAGCAGTTTTTAAAAGAAGTGGATGATGTAATTAATAAGCTCAAGGAGATTAAATAATGTTTAATGACATAGAAAAACAAATGTTAGTCAAAGCGTCTAGTGGGTTACATGCAGAAACATTTTATGCGTTAGATATTGAAGAACAAGAGCAGCAAATGGCAAAGTTGGATAAAGTTATTGGTACTTTGATTAAAAAGAATCCTGATAACTTTAGAGGTGAAACAGTAGCAAATTTTTATAAAACACAAGGAAAATAAAATGGCAGAATATGACAACACAAACACGTTTACTTTATTTAAGAATGATAAAGGCGATAATCCTAAACGACCAGACTACACAGGCAATGCTAACGTAGATGGTATTGAGTTTAGAATTAGTGGGTGGATTAGAGAGAGTGCTAAAGGTAAGTTTATTAGTGGCTCTGTGCAAATGAAAGAAGGCGATGTTAAGCCTAAACAAGAAGCAATAGATGAGGATGTTCCTTTTTAGGAGCATCCCCATAATGCGGATAACTATTTGTTCATAACGTACATTGTAACTTCAAAGCCGAAACGCATTTCAGTTGCTGATGGTTTTGTCCACATGATTATGTCCTTTGTATGTAAAAATTAACGATTTTTGCTACACAAACACATTTGTATGTAATAGATACAAGACAAAGTAGTTTGTATATAAAATTATGTTGTTTTTGCTATACAAAATCAAGTAAGAAACACTTATATCACCCTAATGAAAATACGGAGACATTATGGAAGAGATTATAGACTTTGATGATAATAGTATGTTAGCACACACCCCAGAGGGTAAGTTGCTTACATGTATATTAACGCAAGCAGTAGAAGATGCTTTATATAGACAAGCCCCTAATAAACTTGGGACTAAAAATATGAAGTATAACTATAAAGTTAATTTGGAAAACAAAATAGATGCTATTAAATGGTTGTTTACTAATAGCGAATTATTAGATTCATGCTGCTTTGTAGTCAATGTTCATAAAGATTCTATTAGGAAAAAAATGATAGATATTATAGGTGCAGATATTATTCATCCACTTGTTTATAATGTTTACAAACCATAATGGATATGCACCTTACAGAGCATGATGTTCATTGTATAGCTGTGGCAGTTTATACAGAAGTGAACACACAATCTTTAGAAGAAAAGTTAGGGGTTATTCATGTGATCGCCAATAGAGTTAGATCTAAAAGGTTTGGAAAAGATGCCTGTGAGGTTGTGTATGCTCGTGGGCAGTTCATAGGAGTAAAAAACTATGCAAATGGCAAACAAGCTAAACCTGATAGAAAAATCTTTTTAAAGACTCAATTGCTTGTACTTGACACATTAGTCTTTAAGAAGTATTCTAACCCAGTTGCAGATAGTCTTTATTTCCATGATGACAGCATTGATATGAGATTTATTTGGAATAAAAAGAAAGTAGTTCATATAGGAAGGATGGTATTTTATTAATGAAACCTTTAGCATGGCTTGTAGAAGAGTTTGATAGCACAGGAAAACTTGTGTGGTCAGGTCTTATGTCGTCTGAGCCTACAGGAATGTCATGGCTAAAAGACCTTAAATTAAAATTACATAATGTAACTATTACACCACTTATTCCAGATACAAAAAACATCATTAAAGTCAATAACACAAAAAAATATAATAGTAAATTATTAACGGAGGCTTACAGTGGCGAATGAACCACTTACACAAGAACAAATAATTGGTGCTTATAGTAAGGTTTTCCCAACTAGATATGAGCCAATGACAATAGAAAGAATGATACAATTTGCAAGAATTATAGAACAATTACATGGTGTTAAGTATGAATAATAATATTGCAGTTATTACCTCAACAATAGGAAGAGAAACATTACACGATACAATTAAAAGTGTTCAAAGCCAAACAAGAAAAGCAATTCATTACGTTTTTGTTCATGGAAAAGAATTTGAAGAAAAATCTAAAGTAATTTTAAATCAATATAATAATGTTGTGCCAATATATCTTCCAAATAATAATGGTAATAATGGATATGGAATGGCTCCTGTATATGCTTTAGCTCCGTTTGTAGTTTCTGAAGATATTATATGTTATTTAGATGATGATAATTTCTACGAAAAAAATCATATACAAAAAACTGTTGGATTTATAGAGGAAAATAATTTGGATTGGGCATACTCATTAAGACGTATTGTTGATAATGATGGTGAATACATATGCGATGATGATTGTGAAAGTTTAGGCTATTTTCCAAATACAGCAAAACAATACCTAGTAGATAACTCTTGTTATGTTGTAAAAACAAATTTAGCTAGACAAACAAGTTATAAATGGTATTATCCTATATGTTCAGATAGAAATTTTTTAAAAGGTTTATTACAGTCAAAAACAAAGTGTGGTTGTACTGGTGAAGCAACAGTAAATTACAGACTTTCTAAAGACGGTTCGTTGTCTATGTCAAAAGAAGCGTTTATAGAAAATAATAATTTTAATAAAAATAGATTTAAGGGAAATTTTGCATGGAGAAAGTCATCAACATTTATACCAGAATAGGAGTATTATGAAACCTAATTTATTTATAGCAACACCTATGTATGGGGGGCTGTGTTATGGAACTTATCTAGAGTCTATGCTAAAGCTGCAAGCATGGCTTAATGCTAAAGACATAGAGGCATACTTTTCATTTTTATACAACGAGAGCCTTATTACTAGAGGTCGCAATACTTTAGTTAATGATTTTTTAAAAAGCGACTCTACACACTTAATGTTTATTGATGCTGACATACAGTTTGAGGCAAAAGATTTATTAAAGATGATTGACTCTGACGTAGAAATTATATGTGGCTTGTACCCTAAAAAAGAAATTAACTGGGGTGGTGTGGCTTACGCCATTGAAAAAAAAGTACCACAAGATCAACTTAAATACTTTACAGGTGAGTATGTAGTAAACATGGTAGGTGATGTTAAGAAACAACTTGTGCCATTAGATAAGCCATTTGAAATTAAACATGGTGGTACAGGCTTTATGTTAATTAAGCGTGAGGTATTTGATAAACTAAAAGACAAGTGTCCGTCTTATAAACATAATATGAATGATGTCAATGACAACTCAAATATGGGCGACAATGTTGTAGAATACTTTACCACTAGCATTGACGAACAAAATCATTTGTTAAGTGAGGACTATCATTTTTGCAAACTAGCTAGAGACAATGGTATTAAGGTTTGGGGTGCAGCATGGGCTCAACTAGGTCACACAGGTACTTATCAGTTTAGTGGGAGGTTGGTATGACGTGGAACTATAGAATTATTAAACGAGTATCTAAAGATGAGCCTGAATGTTATTACGCATTGAATGAAGTCTTTTATGAAAGAAACGGAAATCCTATGGCGTTTAGTGATGCAGACGTAATTGTAGGTAGTAGTCCTCAAGAAATTATAGAAGTATTAGAAATGATGTTAGCTGATGCTAAGAAAAATAGACCTATACTAACGGAAGAAGATTTTAAGGTAAAAAATGGTATAATTTCAAAATAGTTGTAAATTTTAAAAGGAGAATCACATGGATAATGTAAATCATCCAAAGCATTATTTGGTAGGTGGGTTAGAGGCAATAGATATTATTGCTAGTCGTTTGACAAAAGAAGAGTTTATTGGATACCTAAAAGGTTCTAAATTGAAGTATGATTTAAGATACCCATTTAAAGGCAGACCAGAAGAAGATTTAGACAAATCTGAATGGTATAAAAATAAACTGGTAGAAGTGTTGCGTGATGAAGAAGCTATTAATCCTCCAGAGATTACTGCACAGCTACAAAGAATTGAAATGATTGACGATTAGTCGTCTAGTTCTGGTACTTCAGAATATACGGAAAGCCCATCACCACTGATCTCGATGTGGCTTCCGTCATCTAGTACTAGAATAAGCACATCTTCACCATAGTAGGATTCTGCTTCTACTATCATTTTACCTACGATATGCTCACATAATTTTTCTATATTCATAATTTTCCTTAAATGCTGATAACGGACTCTTTGGACAACTGTTCCGCTTTCGCTGCTCGACTCCATGTCCCACAATGCTGGCATTGAAACCTCTGATAATGTCTAGTTGTAGTAATAGCAGTACCACGCTTTTGTAATTTGTTAGAACCGCAATTTGGACAACAAGAATGTGCGGAATAAGCATTATGATTAGGATGGTGTTTAATCCAACCTTTAAA